ATGAATATGGCGACTGAACCAAAAGCTGGTCGCCCCTCTGATTATATGCCGGAGGTGGCTGACGATATCTGCTCGTTGCTTTCTTCTGGCGAAAGTTTGCTGAAAGTATGTAAGCGTCCTGGTATGCCGGATAAGTCCACTGTTTTCCGCTGGTTGGCAAAGCATGAGGATTTTCGCGACAAGTACGCGAAGGCAACTGAGGCACGAGCTGATTCTATTTTCGAAGAGATATTCGAAATTGCTGACAATGCGATTCCAGATGCTGCTGAGGTGGCAAAGGCAAGACTTCGCGTTGATACCCGCAAATGGGCGCTGGCCCGAATGAATCCCCGTAAGTATGGCGACAAGGTAACTAACGAGCTTGTCGGTAAGGACGGCGGCGCAATTCAGATTGAAACATCACCGATGAGCACTCTATTCGGAAAATGACCTCGATTAATCCTATCTTTGAACCGTTCATTGAGGCGCATCGCTACAAAGTCGCCAAAGGCGGTCGAGGTAGCGGAAAGTCTTGGGCAATTGCGAGGCTGCTTGTTGAAGCGGCGCGTCGGCAGCCTGTGCGTATTCTCTGCGCTCGTGAACTGCAAAACAGTATCAGTGATTCGGTAATCCGGTTGCTTGAAGATACCATCGAGCGTGAAGGGTATTCGGCTGAGTTTGAAATTCAGCGTTCAATGATTCGTCATCTCGGAACGAATGCTGAATTCATGTTCTACGGCATCAAAAACAACCCGACGAAGATTAAATCGCTCGAAGGCATTGATATCTGCTGGGTGGAAGAAGCGGAAGCGGTAACGAAGGAATCATGGGATATCCTGATACCAACCATCCGCAAGCCGTTTTCCGAAATATGGGTGAGCTTTAACCCTAAGAACATCCTCGACGATACCTATCAGCGATTCGTCGTAAATCCTCCTGATGATATTTGTCTGCTGACGGTGAACTACACCGACAACCCGCACTTTCCTGAAGTTCTCCGTCTGGAGATGGAAGAGTGCAAACGCAGAAATCCGACACTGTATCGTCACATCTGGCTGGGTGAGCCGGTAAGCGCAAGTGATATGGCAATCATCAAACGTGAATGGCTTGAAGCTGCAACCGATGCACACAAGAAACTCGGATGGAAAGCGAAAGGCGCTGTTGTTTCTGCACATGACCCGTCAGATACAGGGCCAGATGCTAAAGGTTACGCATCGCGCCACGGCTCGGTAGTTAAGCGCATTGCCGAAGGTCTGCTGATGGACATCAACGATGGTGCTGACTGGGCTACTTCGCTGGCGATTGAAGACGGCGCTGACCACTACCTGTGGGATGGTGATGGTGTTGGTGCCGGGCTACGCAGACAGACAACGGAAGCGTTCTCCGGCAAGAAAATCACCGCCACGATGTTCAAGGGCAGCGAATCGCCATTCGATGAAGATGCACCGTATCAGGCCGGAGCATGGGCCGATGAAGTCGTACAGGGCGACAACGTTCGCACTATTGGCGATGTATTCCGCAATAAGCGAGCGCAATTCTATTACGCGCTGGCTGACAGGCTGTATCTGACATATCGGGCGGTTGTTCATGGTGAGTATGCAGACCCCGACGACATGCTGAGTTTCGACAAAGAAGCGATAGGCGAGAAGATGCTGGAGAAGCTGTTTGCAGAACTGACGCAGATTCAGCGCAAATTCAATAACAACGGGAAGCTGGAGCTAATGACTAAGGTCGAAATGAAGCAGAAGCTCGGTATTCCATCTCCTAACCTGGCTGATGCGCTGATGATGTGTATGCATTGCCCGGAGTCGGCTGCGCAACCCGACTATTCCAGTTACTCAATTCCTTGTGGTGTAGGTTGATATGGCAGAAAAAAAGATGACTGACTGGCATCGCAAGGTGCTGTGCAACTTTGATAATGCCTGGTCAGCAACGCAGGATATGCGTGAGCAGATTATTGAGGCTCAACGTTTCGTCCGGGTGTCCGGCGCACAGTGGGAAGGCAGCACAAACGCTGGTTACTCATTTGATGAAGGCAGGTTTGAGCATTACCCGCGCTTTGAACTGAATAAGATTGCCCGTGAATGTGATCGCATCATTGGCGAGTATCGACAGAATCGCATCAGCGTTAAATTCAGACCGAAGGACGATAAGGCATCGGAAGCGTTAGCCGAAAAGATGAACGGCAAATTCCGCGCTGATTATCAGGAAACATCCGGTGGCGAAGCGTGTGATAACGCATTTGATGATGCTGTAACGGGCGGATTTGGTTGTTTCCGCATGTGTGCCGATTACGAAGATGAAATGGATCCGAGTAACGAGCAGCGACGCATCAGCCTTCTTCCTGTTTACGACCCAGCGACATGCGTCTTCTTCGATCAGGACAGCAAGCAATATGACCGTTCTGATGCTATGTGGGCTATGGAAATGTTCTCCATGACGCCTAAAGCGTTCGAGGCTGAATACCCTGATTCCATCGCGGCAGGCCTTTCTCGTGATGACACTGGCACTCAATATGACTGGTCAACGCCAGATGCCATCTATGTTGGGCGCTACTACGAAGTTCGCATAGAGAAGGTGAAGCTCACGGCATGGCGCAACCCTGTTAGCGGAGAAACGGCAATCTATGATGAAGATCAAATCAAAGATATTGTCGACGAGCTGACCGATGGCGCATTCGAACTGATTGGCGAGCGGACAGTGAAGAAACGCCGCGTTTATTGCGGTCTTCTGTCTGGCGCTGAATGGCTGGAAGAACCGAAGCGTATTCCGGGTGAACATATTCCTCTCATCCCGGTATATGGGCGTCGTTCATTTGTTGATAATCAGGAGAGAATCGAAGGCCACGCAGCAAAAGCGATGGATGCACAGCGTCTTGAGAACCTGATGGTTTCCATGATTGCAGATAACGCTACTCAGGCTGGCGGTGATGGCATTCCTGTAGTTGATGTTGACATGATTCCTGGTCCTCTCGCCACTCATTGGGCGGAGCGCAACAAAAAGCGCCCGGCGTTCCTGCCGATGGTCAGTCTGAAAAACAAAAACGGAGATATTACTGCGCAGGCTCAGGTCAGCAGTTATACGCCTCCGACACAAATGCCTCCAGCTCTTGCCGGGCTATTGCAGTACACCGGAACGGCTATTCAGCAAATTACAGGTGCGTCGCAGCTTGAGAACATGCCGAGCAACGTCGCCACCGATACCGTTGATAGCATCTTTAACCGGATGGATACGCAGTCCTATATCTACATGGACAACATGGCTAAATCCATGCGTCGCGCTGGCGTTGTGTGGCTTTCTATGGCGCGTGAGGTCTATGGCAGTGATACGCCGATGCGTATCGTTAATGAGGACGGCAGCGATGACGTGGCGCTGATGACTGGTGAAGTGGTTGACCGTCAGACAGGGCAGGTTATCGCGCTTAATGACCTTTCGCAGGGCAACTATGAAGTGACTGTCGATGTCGGTCAGTCGTTCGCTACTCGCCGTGATGCAACGGTTAAGTCGTTACTTTCCATGCTGGCACTTATCCCACCAGGAACGCCGAAGCACGACCTTGTATCGTCGATGATTCTCGACAATATGGACGGCGAAGGGATGGACGACCTTAAAGAATACAACCGCAATCAGTTGCTTCTGTCTGGAGTTATCAAGCCGAGAACACCAGAAGAACAGAAGATGGTTGAGCAGGCGAAACAACAACAGGCCAGTCAGCCAGATCCGGCTATGGTTGCTGCGCAAGGTCAGCTTCTTGCTGGTCAGGCTGAATTGCAGAAAGCGCAGAACGAACAGGCAGCCATTCAGGTTAAAGCATTCCAGGCACAGACTGATGCTCAGGTTGCAGCGGCAAATGTTGTGAAAATACTCGCATCTGCCGATAGTCAGCAGAAATCTGATATCCGCGAGGCTCTGAAACTGCTCGGACAGTTCCAGCAACAGCAAGGAGACAATGCCCGTGCTGATGCAGAGCTTGTCCTGAAAAGTCAGGCACAGGGTCATGCGCAGCGCATGGACATCAGCAGCATCCTGCAAAAATCAACTCAGCAACAACCACAGCAGTAATTAACCCATAACGTGCAATGGCTGTCTTTATGAGGCCTGGCACCCTATTGCCTTCCGATGGGCTGAACATCGAGTAAACAGGGGTAACAAATGGACCAGATGGCAGAAAACACACCAGAAGTTGAAATCGAAACCGACGCGTCAGAGCAGATTCCTGATGATGTCGAACTGGCTGAAGAAGTCGAAACAGAAGATGGCAGTGAGTCCTCCGGCAATGATGTAGAGGAAGATACTGAAACTGATGCCGACGAATCAGAACAGGAATTCTACTTTGGTGACGAAAAGCTGGATTCGCCAACCAGCGAAGATGGCGCAGAGCATGGACTGGTAAAACACCTGCGCAAGACGATTAAAGAGAAAGACCGTGAGCTGAAAGAGCTGATGCGTCAGTCTCAGAAACCCGTCGAGCAGCAGCCGGTAATCACTCAACCACCGCGAATGCCAAAACTGGATGATGAGGACATCGGTTTCGATGAAGAAATCTACCAGCAACGCATGGCTAAGTGGGCAGAGGATAACGGCAAGTACCAGCAACAGGAGATGGCTCGCAAGCAGAAGGAGCAGGAGCTTCAGGCTGCCTATCAAGAGCGATTATCCAAATATCAGCAACGTGTTAAGGCTCTCAAAGTACCTGGCTATCAGGAAGCTGAGCAGGCCGTACTCGAGGAAATCCCCATCGAGACACAAAACGCGATCTTGTTTGAGTCAGAGAAGCCGGAAATCGTTGTTCTGGCACTCGGCCGCAACGCTGAACTGCGCAAGCAACTGGCAGAAGCTACCAACCCCGTAGCAATTGGTCGTCTGCTGGAACGTATCGAATCGAAGGCCAGAATCATGCCAAAAGCAAAAACCACGGCAGCCACAACCCCGACAGTTAAGGGGAGCAACGGCGCAGTAATCAACAACCTCGACAAACTGAAAGCCAAGGCGCTGGAAACTGGTGACTGGACGCCGTATTTCGCCGCTAAAAAGGCAAAAAAATAACCTATCGGAGCATTAAGCATGGCTAACCAATTAGCAAAAGACCTTGAAATCATGTTCGAAAACTACGTTGAAGGCTTTGAGGCCGCCTGCGTAGTTTCCCGTAACGCTAAAAAATTCCGTCCCGGTGATACAGCAATGCAGCGAGCAGGTGATGTTCTGTATCGTCCGCAGCATTACCACATGAACATTGAGGAAGGCCTCGACCTCAGCAGCAAAACGCCAACAGCACTGGTTCAGCGCCTTGTTCCTTCTGTGTTCAAGGAGCCGAAAAACATTCTGTACACTCTGGATGCGCGTGAAATGCGTGACCCGGAACATAAAACTGAAGCTGGTCGAGCCGCAGGTATGCGCCTTGCTGCACAGATTGACTCTGACCTGATTTCCATGGTCACGCAGCGTGCTACTAACGTGATCACAATGGCTGACTCAACCACTGGTTCACAGGGCCGTGATTTGTGGAACTGTGCGGCAGGTATTGATGCCACCATGACGGCGATTGGTGTACCACAGGGTATCAACCGCCGCTCTTTCTGGAACCCCTTCAACTACAAAGACCTTGCTGGCGAGCTTGGTCACCGTGCCTATGCTCAGGGCGCAACCCTGACAGCATACGAAAAAGCGCAGATCCCTCCGGTTGCGTCCTTCGATAGCTACAAGACGGATATTTCTGGTCGTGTTCCGAAGGGTACAGCAACTTCCCTGACGCTGGCGGCTGAACCTGCGCACAAGGTTGAAGCGAAAGATGCCAACGATATGCCAGTGGATAACCGACAGGGGACTATTACGGTATCTGCATCTGGGTTGCAGGTTGGCGATGCGTTCACCATTGCTGGCGTGAATTCTGTACACCAGATCACCAAAGACACCACCGGGCAGCCGCAGGTATTCCGCGTTCTGGCAGTAAGCGGAACGACAGTAACTATCTCCCCGAAAATTCTGCCGCCTGACAACGCGGATGTCGCCAGCCGACCATATGCAAACGTTGATGCTAACGCGGCAAATGGTGCAGCAATTACCATTCTCAACAAAAATGCCGCACCGGCTAACCTGTTCTGGGCTGATGGTTCTGTTGAACTGATGTACGGCAAACTGGCGTTCCCAACTGGTCAGGGTCCACAGGTAATGACGGCAACCACCGAGCAGGGCGCTACGCTGATCATGTCTTACGCCTTCGACCACATCAAAGGCGTAACCACTGCGCGTTTCACCACTCTGTACGGTTGCTCTGTACTGGTTCCTGAATATACGGGCATCGTTATTGCCGGGCAGTAATTTTGGTGGGGCTTCGGCCCCATTTTTATTGGGAGAAGACAATGGCACGAACAATGCTCTATAAGCCTGGCAACATGATCACCTGTGGTCAGTTTGCTGTCGATTACATCATTGTTGATGACGAAGAAGTTAAATCTCACCTGAAAAAAGGTTGGGTAAAAACTCCTGAAGAAACCGCAACGAAGCAAAAAGTGGCTAAGGCGGAAGAAGATGGCGAAAACGAAGGGTGATCTCGTTCTAAAGGCTTTACGAAAAGCCGGGCTGTATTCCAATGCCACGTTGACAGATGCTGACCCTCAGGCAATTGAAGATGCCATTAATGACCTCGAAGACATGATGGCAGCATGGCAGGCGAAAGGTATCGAGCTTGGGTATCAGTTTGCTGATACAGAAAACGGCATCATGCCGTTACCTGACGATGATTCAGGTATCCCTGCATGGGCAAATGATGGCGTCGCTTTGAAACTCGCTGTGCAAGTGTGCATGGATAACGTCATTCAGCCGTCAGACGCTCTCCTTACTGCTGCTGACTGTGCATATCAGACAATCTGTATCGCTTTAACCAAAATACCACCACTTGAGCGGCGAAATGACATGCCTCGCGGTAGTGGTAACAAAAGCGCGTTTACGTGGAATCGGTTTTACATCGAGAAAGATGATCCGAGTACGTGAGGTGAATAAATGCCGATTCAGCAACTTCCGCTTATGAAAGGTGTCGGCAAAGACTTTCGAAACGCCGACTATATCGACTATCTGCCAGTGAATATGTTGGCTACACCCAAAGAAATCCTGAACAGCAGCGGATATCTTCGCTCATTCCCGGGCATTGCCAAACGTTCTGATGTGAATGGTGTATCGCGCGGTGTCGAGTACAACATGGCGCAGAGTGCTGTTTATCGCGTGTGTGGTGGGAAGCTCTACAAAGGCGAAAGCGAAGTCGGTGACGTCGCTGGAAGTGGTCGCGTATCAATGGCGCATGGTCGAACATCTCAGGCTGTAGGCGTTAATGGTCAACTGGTCGAGTATCGCTATGATGGCACGGTTAAAACAGTCTCAAACTGGCCTACTGATAGCGGATTCACTCAGTATGAGTTAGGCTCAGTCCGCGATATTACGCGCTTGCGTGGGCGTTATGCGTGGTCAAAAGACGGCACTGATTCATGGTTTATCACTGACCTTGAAGACGAATCGCATCCTGACCGTTACAGCGCACAATATCGCGCAGAATCGCAGCCGGACGGCATCATCGGCATCGGAACATGGCGAGACTTCATCGTCTGCTTTGGCTCATCGACGATAGAATATTTCTCCCTGACGGGCGCAACCACTGTTGGTGCCGCTTTGTATGTCGCCCAGCCATCGTTGATGGTGCAAAAAGGAATCGCCGGAACCTACTGCAAAACGCCGTTTGCTGATTCGTATGCGTTCATCAACAATCCGGCAACAGGTGCGCCGTCTGTTTACATCATCGGCTCCGGTCAGGTATCACCAATCGCCAGCGCGAGCATTGAGAAAATACTACGCTCCTACACTGCTGATGAACTGGCTGATGGCGTGATGGAGTCTCTGCGATTTGATGCTCATGAGTTGCTGATTATCCACCTTCCGCGCCACGTCCTCGTGTACGACGCATCTTCAAGCGCCAATGGTCCTCAATGGTGTGTGTTGAAAACAGGCCTGTATGACGATGTGTACCGCGCTATCGACTTCATTTACGAAGGCAATCAGATAACGTGCGGCGATAAGCTGGAATCTGTTACCGGGAAACTGCAATTCGACATCAGCAGCCAGTACGACAAGCAACAGGAACACCTGCTGTTTACTCCGTTGTTCAAAGCGGATAACGCCAGAGTTTTCGACCTTGAAGTTGAATCGTCAACTGGCGTTGCGCAGTACGCTGACCGCCTGTTCCTCTCTGCTACCACTGACGGCATAAATTACGGGCGTGAGCAGATGATTGAGCAGAATGAACCGTTCGTTTACGACAAGCGCGTTTTGTGGAAGCGAGTAGGGCGCATCAGGAAAAATGTCGGTTTCAAATTGCGCGTTATCACGAAGTCACCAGTAACACTATCCGGGTGTCAAATTCGTCTGGAGTAAAATATGGCAGACCCGTCACTTAATAAGCCTGTCGTGGTTCAGGCTACACGCATTGATGCATCTATTCTCCCTCGCAACATATTCAGTCAGTCTTACCTTCTGTATGTCATAAATCAGGGTACTGATGTTGGCTCCATTGCAGAAAAGGCAAATCAGGCAGGAGGCGGTGCTTATGATGCGCAGGTCAGAAATGATGAGCAGGATGTAATTCTTGATGAGCACGAAAAAAGAATTGCAAAAACAGAAGAGGATATTTCAGGAATAAAAGTAAAGCTTCTTGAAATAGAGAATGATGTTAATGGTCTGAAAATAAAAGTTCAGGATATCGACGGTAAGGTATCAGAGATAATCGTTGATTATGTTTCACTCAGCAGAGCAGGAACTCAAACTCTTGCCTCATCCCTTAACGTATCAGGAAGTTATTCTGTTAACGGTACAAAAGTTGTTGGCGCTCGCCAGACTGGATGGACCGCGGCAACAGGTACGGCGAATAAAGGCGTATTCAATGCTGACCTGACATTCACCGTTAGCGATACTTACACGCAATCTGAAATCCAGGCTATAGCCAATGCTCTAATTGCTGAGCGTCGGCGCACTAAGGCTTTGGAAGACGCCTTGCGTGCACATGGGTTGATTGATTAATGATTACATTCAAACCAACGCGAAACATCGACCTGATCGAAGCAGTCGGAAATCACCCTGACATTATTGCCGGAAGCAACAATGGTGATGGATACGATTACAAGCCTGAATGCCGTTACTTTGAGGTGAACGTGCACGGTCAGTTCGGCGGCATTGTTTACTATCAGGAGATTCAGCCGCTGACATTCGATTGCCACGCCATGTACCTGCCAGAGATTCGCGGCTTCAGCAAGGAAATCGGGCTGGCGTTCTGGCGATACATTCTGACTAACACCACCGTTCAGTGCGTCACATCGTTCGCCGCACGCAAATTCCGCCACGGGCAGATTTACTGCGCAATGATTGGCCTTAAGCGTGTCGGAACCATCAAGAAATACTTTAAAGGCGTGGATGACGTGACTTTTTACAGCGCCACACGCGAAGAACTAATCGACTTCCTGAATCACGGGAGATAGCCATGTTATATGCATTTAAGCTGGGCAGAAAACTGCGCGGCGAGGAACCTTATCGCCCTGAAAAAGGCGGGAAAGGTGGCAGTTCTGATAAAAGCGCAAAGTATGCAGCAGAAGCTCAGAAGTATGCTGCAGATCTGCAAAATCAGCAGTGGCAGACGATCATGAAAAACCTTGCTCCGTTCACGCCTCTTGCGGAGCAGTATGTTAACCAGCTTCAGAACCTTTCCAGTTTAGAAGGTCAGGGGCAGGCACTTAATCAGTATTACAACTCTCAGCAGTATAAAGACCTTGCAGGGCAGGCGCGTTACCAGAGTCTTGCTGCTGCGGAGGCGACGGGTGGACTTGGTTCGACAGCCACAAGCAATCAACTGGCTACGATCGCGCCGACACTCGGTCAGTCTTGGTTATCAAATCAGATGAGCAATTACAACAATCTGGCAAACGTTGGGCTTGGTGCGCTGCAAGGTCAGGCAAACGCCGGGCAGACGTACGCCAACAACATGAGCAGCATTGCACAGCAAAGCGCAGCTCTTGCCGCTGCTAATGCCAATAAACCATCAAGTCTTCAGACTGCAATTAGCGGTGGCACGTCTGGTGCGATTACCGGTGCGGGTCTTGCCAGCCTTTTGGGAACATCAACACCTTGGGGCGCTGGAATTGGTGCTGGTATCGGATTGCTTGGCTCGTTGTTTTAAGGGGTAATCATGGCTACTTGGCAAGGATCAAATGGCGGATTGTTAGCTGGTATCGGCGGCGTCAACTCAAACGCTCCAAGCGTAAATGACATCGGCAATACGCTTCAGCTTATCAGGCAGAACAATGATATTGAGCGTTCAGGCGCTAACAATGTTGGGCTGACTGCTTTGCAAGGTCTTTCAGGTATTGCGGGTGTTTTTCAGCAGGAAAAGCAGGCTCAGCGGCAGAAAGAATTTCAGCAGGCGTACGCTAATGCTTATGCGTCTGGTGATCGCGGTGCTTTGCGTCAGTTGGCTACTCAATATCCAGACCAGATTGAATCCGTTCGTAAAGGCATGGGATTCATTGATGAAGACCAGCGCAATTCTATCGGCACCTTAGCGGCTGGCGCACGCCTTGCGTCATCGTCTCCAGAAGCAATGCAATCATGGCTGCAAAACAACGCCGGTGAGTTAGCTCGTGTTGGCGTTAATCCTCATGACGTCGCTCAGATGTACCAACAGAACCCGCGGCAGTTCGGCGAATTTGTCGATCACCTGGGGATGAACAGTCTCGGACCCGAAAAATACTTTGACCTACAGGATAAAATGCAGGGTCGCCAGGTTATCATGCGCGGTCAGGACCTGGATTCGCAAACCGCCGCTCGGAATCAGGCAATCACAATGCGCGGGCAAGATATCCAGGCGGATTTAGGTCAGCAGCGCATTAATCTGGACGCAGAAACAAACCGCATTAACAACGAAAATAAGCGCCTTGACCGGATGCTATCAGCAGAAACTAACGACCTGAAGCGCCAGGAAATACAGAGCCGCATAGCAGCCAACAACCAGAAGTTGCAGCAGAAGCAGCAAGAGCTAAATGATGGCTACAAAGACGGCATCAACACTCTCACAACCAGCATGTTCACTCTGAACGATATCGTTAATTCTCCTGCACTTAAGAGCATTACAGGCTTACGTGGAGCAATCCCCAACGTTCCAGGCTCACAAGCTGCAGACACTCAGGCGCGACTTGATACCTTTAAATCCCAAGCATACCTGACAGCGGTTCAGGCCATGCGAGGCATGGGCGCACTTTCTGATGCCGAGGGCAAAAAGCTCGACCAGGCTGTTGGTTCGCTGCAGAACTCACAGAGCGAGGAGTCCTTTCGTCGCAACGCTGGCGTCATCCTGAACACGCTCAACCAGAAGCGTAATGAGGCGGTTGGTAAGTACGTTCAGCAAAACGGTATCAAGCGAGTGGAAGCGCCTCAGGCTTCTATAGATTACCTGAAGCAGCACCCCGAGCTGTCAATCGACTTCATTAATCGCTACGGATATCTTCCATCTTTGGGGCAGTAAATGGCTAATTACCGTGATTTGTTAGAGCAGGCTGGCGCACGTTACGGTGTGCCAGAAGGGTTGATGACTGCACTGGGTGCCAAGGAGTCTTCTTACAACCCTGCCGCAGTAAGCTCCGCCGGGGCTGTAGGATTGACTCAGGTCATGCCTGGGACATGGCGTGATATGGGTTATACCGATGAGCAAATGCAAAACCCCGAATATCAGGCTGACGCTGGCGCGCGCTATCTGGCAAAGATGTACCAGCAGTTTGGTAACTGGCGTGATGCTCTTCAGGCTTATCACGACGGTCCCGGCAACGTTATGAAGGCAAAGCGTGGTGAATATACGCCAGGACCTGAAGGCCGCGGTTACGTTGATGATCGCTTTGCTCAATGGGCGGGTGACCCGGTGACAGACTCAACAGTCGAACAGCGCGCCACCTCTGCAAAGGTACATCCTCAGCAAGACCCTAACAACCCGTTTGCACAACTGGAAGCACAGTCATCCGAACAAGTATCGGCATCAGGTGTGCAGTCAGACCCAAATAATCCATTTGCTCAGATTGAGCAGCAGGCAGCCAGTCAGCAGCCACCTCAACCCGTAAGTTCTGTCGCACCGAAACCTGTTCAGCAACAAACAGTTAATCAGGCCAATAATGAACCAGCACGTGAAGAACCATCATTGATGCAACAAGCTGGCGATTGGCTCACAGGTGGTCAAAGTGCAGGGCAAATTGCAGAGCAGGCTGGTCGTGGTCTGGTAAACATACCATTTGACGTATTGCAGGGTGGCGCAAGTCTGATTAATGCAATCAGCCAGGGGCTTGGTGGCCCCAAGGTTTTGGACGATGTCTATCGTCCAGTAGATCGACCGACAGACCCTTATGCGCAAGCTGGAGAGTCAATAGGCGGTTATCTTGTTCCTGGAGCAGGAGTAGCTGGAAACATGGTCATTGGTTCTCTCGCTGACGCGGCGAATCAACGGGGTGATTTTGCCGAAAATGCCGCTATTAATGCCGGACTTAACATTGCTACGCATGGCCTGATAAATGGCGTTACCCGTGGTGTTCGTGGTGCATCAAATATAATTAGTGGCAATAAAACATCTGCACAGAGAGCGACCACTGCGGCAACAGAAACATCACCATTCTCCGGTGATGCCGCTGCAGCAACAAATCCTGCGGTTCATGCCGCAGAGGCAAGAGTAGCACAAGGTGTACCAATGACGCCTGCGACGAGGAACCCAGAGGAAGTCGTTCGCACAGTAGCAGCACAAAAAAGGCCAAATCTCGCTTCATCGCTTGATGAACTAGATATCAATCCTCAGGCTGAAGTTCTGGAGTCTGCTGAAAGGCTTAATGTTGATTCATTACTCCCTTCACACTTTTCCGGGAACGAGCAATACAAGGCAGTTGAGCAAGCAATCAAGTCCCGTGCGGGTTCTGCTCTACAGGTGCAGGAAAATGAAGCAATCAGGCAGCTAGCACAGGGCGCGGGGGAGATAATTGATCGCGTTTCCGGTGCAAAAGATGCTCTTGGTATGAGCGACAAGTTTATTGATACGGTCAATGGAAGAATGTCTGCGCTGATGAAACGAAGCGACCAGCTTTATCGCAATGTTGAAAAGGCGATGCCTGCAGGTGCAAAAATTGATGCGCCATCAACAAGGTCAATGCTCAAACAGGTGGCAGAAGATCTTGGCGGGATGAAAAACCTTGACCCTATTGAAAAGAGAGTCTTTCGGGCAGTTAATCCAGGCAAGAACGGCGCATTAACTTATGCAAATCTCAATAAGCAACGACGACTTGTTGGTGATGCACTTCATAAGAATTCTGGACCATATAAAGATGCTGATCGCGCTGCTTTATCGAGGCTTTACGGTTCGCTCACCGATGATCAAAAGGCGGCGCTGTCAGAGACAAATGCATTACGTGATTTTGAAGTTGCTCAGAGGCTTGTTCAGATGCGAAAAAGCATGGAAGAGCAAATGATTAATCTAACTGGCAGAACGCTGAACGGTGATGTTTCTCGCAAAGCAACTACAGCACTACAGGCAATGTCGAAAGGCGATGCCAAAGGATTTCGTGAATTGATGCAAAACACGCCGTCCAGGAAGCTAAGAACCGAGCTACTGGGAACAGGTCTTCGGGATATGCTTTCGAACGGAAAACGTGGCGCTGATTTTAATCCTGCAGGGTTTGCTGACTGGTATCAAAACATGTTAGCAAACGGGCAGATGCGCAATCTTGCCCGACATTTACCAAAAGAGACTATGTCAGGTCTGAACGATGTATATAAGGTCGCAAAGGCTATCAAAGATGCAAAATCTTACGAGATAACTACAGGAAGACTAAACGAGTTCGTCAAACGGTTTAATCGCGTCACTGCGGCAAATGAATTTGTTGCTAACCATGCCCAACGCATTGGCACTGCGGTTGGTTCAACTGTGTCAGGACCGTTCAGTGCAGTAGGTGCTGTTGCTGGGTCAGAAATTGGGGCAAAAGTCGCCAGCAAAATCAGGGCGATGGGCGGCGCTGAATCAATTGAATCTGCAGAAAAGCTAATTAGCTCACCAGAATTCCAGAAAGCAGCAAGGCTGGCAGTAAAACAAGCACCAGAAAGCATCGTTGATACAACTGTAAGACGCTCTTCTGCTTGGCGCTCGTTTTACAACTCACTTCCAGAATCAGATAAGAAAACCATATCAAGGCTAGGCATCATGTACTGGATGAACAGTGATGATAACCAGAAGTAACGGAAAGCCACGGATGGTTAGCTGCTGTCTTTTTTATATAGCTCCTTGAGCGTATCAAAGACAATTTTCTTGACCATATCAGATTGTTGTTCTGCCATACGCTCTGCATCGTCAATGTAAACTGATGCAGAGCTTTGTTTAGCCAATGATTCTTCAATCGCTGCAATTATCTCTGAGTTCAGCGACCTGTTATTCATCTTCGCGAGCTGTTTAATTTTCGCGTGGAGTTCATGCGGAAGTCTCAAGTGAAACTGCGCCTCGTCGTATTTGCTGTACATCCTTGATGCCTCACCAGTTGGGTGGAATGGCATCGTAACCTACTGGATAAATACTCAATAGTACCATTTCGGTATGCAATCACATCATGGTTGCATCATATCATTCGTCTGGAGCAATGAAATGTCAGATATCACCGCAAATATTGTGGTAAGCATGCCTTCGCAACTCTTCACTATGGCGCGTTCTTTTAAAGCCGTAGCCAATGGCAAAATTTATATCGGAAAAATTGACACTGACCCGGTAAATCCTGAAAACCAGATTCAGGTTTATGTAGAGAATGAAGACGGATCTCACGTCCCTGTTTCTCAGCCAATTGTTATCAATGCTGCCGGATATCCTGTGTACAACGGGCAGATTGCCAAATTTGTAACTGAGCAAGGCCATTCAATGGCTGTATATGATGCGTATGGTTCGCAGCAGTTCTATTTTCAGAATGTGCTGAAGTACGATCCTGATCAGTTAAAGCAGTTACTTCAATCAGATGAAGGAGCTGCTCACATTGGCACTAATAGCGGCAAAAATCTCCAAGAGGAGCTATTTGCAATAAAAAATCTCCAAGAGGAGCTATTTGCAATAAAAAATGAAATATATCAAGACCCGCTTACATCGTGGCCTTTCGGTGGAACATTAAAAATAAAGCAAGGGGTGTACGATATCGCGTCACCATTAGTGCTTGATTACGGCAACTATGACGACAGACTTCCCGGTTCTCCTGGTGTTCGTGCCCATTACGAAGGCGAGAACATGGCGGAAACCATCTTTAATTGTCAGGGTACGGATTTTAACCTCAAGATGCTAGGGGATACCGTTGGGGGGACCCAACGGGTGCATGCATACGATTATCTCGGGAATATTACGCTTAAAGGCTCCGCAACATCTTACGGTCTTCTCGTAACCAAGAAAGCATATACCAAGTTAGAGAACATAGTATCTTACGGGCATGACAACGGCGAAGGTTTACGTACAGATTCTGTATTAACTTCTGAATTGGATAATGTGTACCTACAGTCAAATCGTATTGGGTGGCGAGTGCTTAATTCTGATGGTGGGTCAGAACTTAATGCAATTACTGTCAACAGATTAACCGCAAGCCAGAATACACAATGGGGTATTCTTGGTGAGAGATGGGGTGCAGGGACTACCATCAATAGCCTTACATGTGAGGGTAACGGCACGCAGGGTGACTCTGACACTGGCGGCATGATTATTAACGTGAACGGTCTTAATGGATCATGTGCTTTGGTACTTAATAACCCATATTTTGAGGCCAACGCCGGCGGTTCTGACCTTGCCATTAATAACACAGGCACACGTCCAGTAACAGTAGTTATCAACGGTGGAAACTTCCATCGGGGTAGTAGTACAGCGTACACTACCTACAACATTTTAGCTAGTTCTACTGGTGGAGGGAAATTAACAGTCATTCTCAACGGGACGACATTCCAGAGTGCTGGTAGTTACGTGCCAGACGCATCGCGGCCATACTGGCGAGAGTTAGGTAATGTTGAGTTTATAGATATAGGTTGCACGTTCATGGAGGCAACAAGTAAAGCAATATCCATTTCCTCTGGCAGCATTCCACGTTCTGGAAGAATTAACGCCAATGGTAGTGTAGGCATCGCCCCGGGCGTGTCCTCGGTAAATGTGGTAGGTACAGGTGTTTATGATGTAACTTTTTCTAACCCGCTCGCAGTAGCCGCGGATTGTTATGTGGTGCAGATAACGCCAATATCAGCACCCAATTCTGTGAGTTGTGATGTTACTTATATTGGCGTAGATACATTTAGGGTGACCCTGCGCGATACGCTTAGCGGAGCAGGAATCTCCAGTTCGTTTGCATTTAGCATTACCAGACTACTATAAATACATTCGCCGCCCTATTGGGACATATATGTAGGGCGGCTTATGTTTATTGTTTATTGATTGTTGTTTGTTAATGTGGGTATTAATTCTTTTACTAAAGTTGTGGTTTGTTTTGTTAATTTGATGAATGGCGTCTCTATTAATTTAAAAGTTAGGCATGATGTGAACGTAATAAGAAATGCAGTTGTGCTTACCAGTATGATAAATGTATTTTCAGTGTAATTATTAGGAATAATCCACGTCATTAGGCAATAAAGGAATATCCCATGCAGAAGGTAAACGCTGTAGGTAGTTTCTCCTAGCTTTCTGGTTATATTTAATCTTAATATTCCATACAAATCACAACCTGATGCGATAATGATAAATGTTATTCCACAAAGAATCAGTGGTAGCGGTGCGTAAGTTGTTTTGAAATACGTCATTTCAAAAATCATTATCGCAGTTATTATAATTGGTGTTACTTTTGCTTTGGCAATTCCATTGACTATCTTTGATTTATTTAGCAAAAATGCCAGGAGCCCAAAAAGAAATGATACTATGTGTATTTTACTGAAAAATAAAATGAAAACAAATAGCGATATTGCGCTAATCATAACCATGTAAATACTGACTTTTCTTTTTATGAGCGCGGAAATTACCGGAAGAGAAAAATAAAAGAACCATTCATATACAAGTGTCCATGTTACAGCGGCATTGATAGTAAATGAATCTTTTACGTCATTAATGTTCGGCATACCTAGTGCAGTGAATGGCAACCACTTCATTATTGACACAAAAAGCTCTTCTGTGGATACCTGCATTCTCCATCCAGACTTAAAACCTACAATGATAAAAATGAGACATAGGCTAACTATGAACATTGGGGTTAATCGTAGTAATCTTGATACATAAAGCCTTGTCCAGTCCTGATCTCCAGAGATAATCTTTGAAAAGAACAGATAACCAGTAATCATAAAAAAGAATGACACACCAACTTGGCCTAAATTTGCTAACAGATTTGATGAAGGTGCTTCCCATACTCCAGATGACAAGTATCCATTCCAAATTGCTGCGTGATGAATAAGCACGAAAATTGCTAAGAACCCCCGCATTCCATCTATTTGATTATTCCTGCCGTGCTCAACAAGATTTATTGGGGAAATTTTATCAAATAACCCCACAGCTAATAACGACATCAATATCACGGATGTTATTAATAATAAACTGTTAATTTCAATCATATGCATGCTCTATTACGCAATTAAAATTTCTCCAAGTATACTGACTTTTAGTTAATGATAATATAGTTATGTGTAACTGATGAAACAAAACGGAGACACACCAAGCTTTGCACTGGATTGCAAGGCTTTGCGCTCTTCGATAGTGGTTAAGGTGGGTCACTCCACCTTTTCATCAATCCAGTCCGCCAACCACTGCATCATTTCTCTGCGCTTAACGTAGCGGATGCCTCACTATCACATAGTGATGGTTCATTACTGCTTTGTAGAATGGACAGAGAACTGAGGATAAAAAGATATCCCAAAACCCCAAAAGCTCATCTTTAGGATTTGCAGAAAGGTAGTCATGAACAGATACCTGCGCATGAAGACGGAACTAGTCCAGATGTGATATTTGTGGTGATCGCATACATCATCAACGATGCTCGTTATGGTGAGTTTGATGACTACCCACTGAGGTGAAAATTGTGTTGTGTACCAAATTGTGTACCAAATTAAAATCATAAACCATGAAACCCTTACTCATGGCAGTCTCAGGCTGGGTGCGCGTAATCGTGAAAGAGGAAGGTAGGTTGTTTATCTGTGCCTGTCATTGTCTAGCATTGTCCACTGTAGTTAATTAACTGTCTGTTATAACTCGAAAAACAACCCTTTTTTAACCTGAGTATGTCTACGAACGTCAAATATAGTTGTTTACTGTGCGCTGTTGTCCATGTGATATTGTGTACCAGATGTGTACCAAACCATTATTTTTGAGCGTACCAAATATTATTTATGGCTATAAGCGACACAAAACTGCGTACTATTTATGGTAAACCATATTCGGGCCCACAAGAAGTGGCTGATGCCGATGGCCTCAGCGTACGAATTTCACCGAAGGGGGTCATCCAGTTCCAGTACCGCTATCGCTGGCATGGCAAGCCTAATCGACTTGGGCTTGGTCGATACCCATCCCTGTCTTTGAAGGATGCCAGACAGATCACTGCTGACTTGCGAAAGCTCTATTTCTCAGGAACGGATCCACGCACTTATTTTGAAGAGAAGGTGGAGAACTCCATGACGGTCGCCCAGTGTCTCGACTACTGGTTCGACAACTACGTCTCTACAACTCTCAGAGAAAAGACCCAGGCACTTTACCGATCAACGGTTATGAAGCGCATGCATGACGCCTTCCCTAATCGTCCGGCATCTTCTATCACGGTTAAGCAATGGGTTGACCTGCTTACCGAAGAAGAAAGAGATAATCCACGCCGAGCAAGGCAGGTGCTAAGTCAACTAAGATCAGCAATAAGTTGGTGCATGCGGCGTCAGTTGATAGATAGTTGCGCAATTATGAGCATCCAGCCAAGGGACTTCGGCTCACGCGCTGAGGTAGGGGATCGGGTACTGTCGTATCACGAACTGGCTAAGATTTGGCTTGCTATTGAAAGAAGCCGTGCTTCTACGTCAAATAAGCTGCTTCATCAGATGCTTATGCTGTGGGGGGCGAGGCTCTCAGAGCTTAGGCTGGCAACAAAGACAGAATTTGACCTGCTGGACAACGTATGGACCGTACCGAAAGAGCATAGCAAGATGGGCAATGTTATCCGCCGTCCAATCTTCGAACAAATTAAGCCTTTCCTCGATAAAGCCATGACAACGTACAATGATGTTCTTTTCCCTGGAGAAGACATAAACAAACCGATCAGCATCGCTGCAGCCAACCGATTCGTAAATAGAATAAGGGGAGGGATGGATATAGGTTACTGGCGAACACATGATTTCAGAAGAACGCTTGTTACACGTCTGTCCGAGATGAATGTCGAGCCTCATGTTACTGAGCGAATGCTCGGTCATGAACTTGGCGGGATAATGTCCGTATACAATAAACACGACTGGATAGAGGCTCAGCGCAAAGCGTATGAGCTTCACGCTGATAAATTGTTCTGGCACATCAGGAGCATTTCTGATTAACGCCACCGTTAAGAATCCACCCCTCAACAGCTTCACGAAGGTATGATTTGGGGTGGGTTCTGACTGGCTTCGGAAATCCGTGCCGTTTGGTATAGTTCCAGATTGTCTGACGTGATGAAACACCGAGCTTGTTCATCACTTCTTTCTCAGGAATCAGGCTGGTATCGGTCATCTTAATTCTCCAGGCAAAAATAAACCGCCATATAGCGGCTCTATCAGATATGTACAGGCCTCATCGAGTGTGAGGCGGTGTGATTTCTTTATTTCCACTCTTAATGTTTGTCAGTGAATGGTTTCTCCATCTCCATTAATGCCTTATTCATCTCATTTCGTAACTCTATAGCCATCCTGACGGCTACAACTTGTGCAGGATGTCGGTTAATTGCTGGAGAATATCGTCGGGAGCGAAGGATTGAGAAAACAAAGATAATGCAAGCAACTATCTGAATTGCATTGCATATTATTGATACAATGTGGATTGCAGCCATCTACTACCCCAAATAAAAAACCGCCATCAGGCGGCTTGGTGTTCTTTCAGTTCTTCAATTCGAATATTGGTTACATTGTTTTCATATATGAATAAATAAATTAGCTTTTTTCGTTGCCTTCGCGTTCTTTATTAATTTTGACAAAATCGTTTTTACCACGCTCTCCAAATGCGTCTTTAGAGTCGTTGTATCCGCAATCGCAGCACACATAATCATCAGACCATCCACGCATTGTTTTTTCTTTTGCAATATTTCCAGAACCGCATTTTGGACAAGACATATCACTACCTCCAAAGCATGAGTGAGATGACAACGTAACATTGATTGGAGATTAACAATAGATTGCTGATGTAAAAGATATGTATAAGCTTAGCTATCAAAGGGGAGGCTCTGGTAGCGGCATCCAGTGTGACGGTTTCCACGACGCACCAGGAATTATCCACCCATCATTAGCGTCAGGATGACCCGGGATGTAAGTCGCCCATTTCATTCGCCAGTCACCTTTCCTGTCAAACTCCACGGCAACAAGAACGGCTGTTTTGGTATCCGGCATTCGCTCACTACAGCTTATCCAACCATCCGGAGTTACCGGAGAGTTGCCCGATAGCTCGTTCAACTTGTAAGTTTGGCTTACGAGTTCGGCTTCCAGTTCTGCTATGCGCTTTTTTGCTGCTTCCAGCTCGCCAAGCAGCGCCAAGACGGTAGCCGGATTGGCTGCAGCGATGAATTCAGCATTGGCCTGCTGTTCCATTTGGAAACCTTCATCGAAACCGCTTTCTGGATGCGCTCCTTCAATTCTGCAAATGGGAATATATCCAACAACTTCACGATGAATTAGCGCATCACCAGCATCAAATCTCTCCTCTCCATATTCGAGCGACCACACACCACACGTTGCTTTCTCCGCCGCTTCACGCAGCGCCTGTTTGTTGATGTTGCTCATTGGGCGGCCTCCTGGCGGTCTATGCGTTCAATTTCGGCCAGAATAAGTGCACCAGCTTTCACCAGGTCACGGCGTGGATTTGTCGGCTTCCACCATTCTGGTGTCCACGGCCAGTCAAATGGAATGCGGTTAAATGGATGGATGGCATTCAGTACGTAGCATGAGGATGCCCACAGTAACTGCGATTTGCTGTACTGGTCATCATGCTCAGGCGTCCATCCCTCAGCTGATTGATGGCGTTGACGCTCTGCAATTACTGACTGAACGGCATTGGATGGCGATTTCACCACCTGCGCCAGTACTTCAGCAAGGAAAGCGTCGGTGGCTGGGGTTTCTAACTTCTTGGTGGTTGTATCAAACTCAAACAACTTAACCACGTCATCAAACAGGACATAATCGCCATCAGGATCTTCAGTCATGTCAGCGCCACAATCCTGACCGAACGAGTCGCAACCATCCATATCAAGCTCGTATCGCTTAAGGTTTGCGATATTTGATAAATTCAACGCCAGTACAGCAAGGTCATAAACCTCGTCAACGGTATACCCTGCACCATGCCCATACATTTCAATGCGCGATATGATTTCTTCTACTCGTTGTTTTGTGATTGTCATTTTTGATCACATCCTTTGCGAAGCTGGGCGGCGATATCTTCGAGAACGCCATCAGAGAATGAGCGGTCAAAATCGCCTTCCGGCGCATTAGCCATAAACTCAGTAGAGGTAATAATCATCCTGGCAATATCCGCGGCGTTCTTCGCAGTATCATCAATAAAACCAGCTTCCCAGGCAGCCAGCATTCTGTTCGCCACAAAGTAAGCTCCCTCCTTGCGTGCTTCAGTCTTCACTTCATCCAAAAAAGCGTCGGTGACTTGGGTTTGCGGCATCCTTCCGTCTATTGCGCAGATATACGCATCAGATAGTTCACCCTGCTCGCCGTCAAACACGTAGCAACTCTGTACGATAAATTTATTCAGCCACGCATTCTCCACAGCCAGCGCCGCGCACTTGGCCTCAAGGTTATCAATCGTGATTCCAGCAGAACGACACTCCCGCAACGCCGTTTCTAGTTTGATTCAAGTTCACCGAACTTACGGACAAGATATTCAGCGTTTGTTTCGTTAACATTTAAATCACTTGGGATGCATTTGCCTTTCAGAAAACCATCCATCTCAATTAGTGTCATTTGTTTCATTTTTTTCCACTCCGCCACATCGCATTCAGATATTTGTTTTGATTCACTGATGGAAAAGAATTTCTCTTAAGCAATTCCTCCCTCGATGGCATTGGCTTTACGCGTTGGCGAATAATCATTTCTGCCGGAAGAATGCCGGGATTGTATGCAAGTCCTCTCATGGTAAATTCCTCAGTCATTACTGATAGCGCCATAGCGTGAGCGGTAATTACGCAGGCGCGGGTCGATATATTCAGGGAAGTGGGTATATGTGGCTTTGCGGAATGGTCGGATTGATGTCTGGTAAATTCGCTCGCGTTCTTCTTTCTCTGCAAGCCATATACAGTGGCGAAATTCCTTTTCCTCTTTTGTTTCCTGCGGTAGCGACATTATCCGGTCGTAGTTTTTTCTGAATTTATCCAGCACCTCCGATACGGAATTGCCGGAACAGCGGCGCGTGTCATCCGCACCATACAGAGGCGCTGGCATAATGGAATCCTTATTTTGCTATTTTAGAAGGGAATTGAATCGTCGTATTCAGGATGATTTTGATGATTGCTACTTTGTTGCTGTTGGCTGTTTCCTGAAGTTGCAAATCCAATCTTTGCATTCAGTAATTCAAGAGTGATTGATTGACCATTTTGCCCCTGATAAACATCAACCATGATGTTTTCTCCGGTAATTTCAACAATGCCACCTTCAACAAGAACACTACGGTAGTAATCCGCTTGCGCTCCCGGCTTGGCAAATACAACGGCGCTGTAGTTTGTCCATTCTTTCTTTTTTGTCTGGCGATCGTAATACTGAACGCCAGCACGGATGTTGAATCCGATATTTTCCCCGGCCTGAAACTCTCTTGCGGGCTTGTTTAGTCTTACAGTAATCGAATGTGCCATTAAGCAGCCGCTCCTTCTAATTCGTCTCGTCTGATGTTGTAAACGTCCTGCGCTTTGTGCTGCTCCGGTGTGCCTTCGAGCATCTTCCACGCTTTGGCGAACGCCTGTTTAAGCTCTTCCACGGTGTTTTTCTGCATTGCTGCGTCAGTGAATGCTTTTAGAACCTGTTCAGGTGTAAGTGATGGTTTTGATTGCTTTGCTGCTGCGTTCTGCTGATGTTTATGCTCGTCTGTATCTGCATCTTTCGCATCATCAATGCCGAACAAACCATTGAGGCAATACTTGCGTGCATAAGAGCTTGTAGCTCCCGTAACTTGTGCAGAATCCATTCCTTTCTTGCTTTCTTCCTCTCGTGCAAGAGCGGTTGCCGTATGACTGTTTTCGCCATCGGTAATAGTTGCCGTGGCTTTCACGTAATACCGATCACCAATCAACACAACTTCATCGCTGATTGATAAAAACAGGCCATTCAGTAGCGGCTTAACGCCTTCAAGAATGTCTTCGCAGCTTCTGTATTTATATTTACCGAATGAGTTGTACTGATTCTTTGGCGCGTTCAGATTCTTCTGAATAGCAGCCAGTCTTGCGTAAAATTCTTTGCTCATATGATTGTTCTCAGAATGGACATGGCCCAAGGAAATAACGCTGATTTAATACTTCGACTTTGGACAAATTAAGGCATACCCGCATTCCTTCGCGGTCACCATTATGGCGATACCAGAGAGCTTTCTGCGTGTACATGCGCCTCTGTAACTTGCTCTCCTTCACTGTGGTTGCAAGTGACATGAATATCTCCTTCGTTACCGATTAATTCTTTCATCTGACGAATGAATTCTTCGTCTGACCAGTTATCTGTAAAACTCATTTCCTGCGATACCACGGAAGGTTGATAGCTGATTTCATCGCTTTATTTGCTTCAATCCACATTTTTGAATCACCAATAAATCTGGCTATTACTGCTTTGTTTTGTGCAGCACGAAGCATCTGGTGATTGATGGCTATTTCATTGCGCATAATAAGACCTCAACTCTTTTCCATCCGTCACGTAATTTACGGGTGATTCGTTCAAGTAAAGATTCATTTAGTTGGAAGGCACCCATGCGAGCGCCTCCCGCGATTGCGTAAATCATGGGTGGTTCCTTATGTTGGTTTTATTAGTAGGTTATTTTTGTTGCGAATACTTCGCCTTTTACGATGGCTGTTATGATATTTTTAGCAACATCTTCTGATGCACCAACCTTGATAAGGTCAGCAAGTATTTTGTTATTTACTTCTTTCCGGTGAGCTTTATCCTTTGCTCTGCGCTCTTCTTCGTCCTTGATTCTTTTTTCTTCTGCTATTCTGGCTTGCTCTTTTGCTTCAGCATCGCGACGGATTTGTTCAGCCTCCTCCTGTGCTTTACGGCGTTCTGCTTCAATTGCCGCATGCTTTTCTCTTTCAGCTCGTTCTGCTGCCTCTTTTGCTTCGCGCTGTGCTCGTTGCTCGGCTTCAATGCGTTCACGCTCTGCACGTTCCGCTGCGGCCTTAGCTTCTGCTTCTCGCCTTGCTGCTGCTTCAATTTCGGCTTTTGCCTTTGCTTCGGCTTCTGCTCTGGCTTTCTCTTCAGCTTCTCTTTTTAAGCGTTCTTCATGCTCTCGCTTTTCCTGCTCCGCTTTGAGTCTTGCCTCTTCTCTTTGGCGGTCAAATTCGCGATCCATCAAAATAGCTATTTCATGGTCAGACTCAATTTGCTTTGCGAGAGCTTCAGCTGCTGCCTTAGCTTCTTCTTCGGCTTTAATCCGCGCCTGTTCTTCCTCATAATCAGTAAGAGGCTGGCGTGCCTTGGCTTTCAGCTCATCAAGGCGATCACGCACTGTCTTGCGGTTGGCATCAATTAGCTTTGGAATTTCCTTCAGTTCAGCAACAAGGTCTTTGCCAAGACCATCGAGATATGTTTTCGTCTGCGCAACTTTATACGCCAGAGAAGCGATCTCCTTTCTGCCCTTTGCCGTTGTGATATCAGGCACAAAGGACATAACTTCACGTTCAACCTTTTGGAGAATTTCTTCAATCTGGTCAGCAGACTGAAATACAATCATTGCATTTGCTTTTTCAATAACAACTAAATCTGTTACTTCACTCATATATCCTCCATCAAAAAAATCGCCCTCACACTGGAGGGCAAAGAAGATTTCCAATAATCAGAACAAGTCGGCTCCTGTTTAGTTACGAGCGACATTGCTCCGTGTATTCACTCGTTGGAATGAATACACAGTGCTTATTCGCGAGCTTTGAGCATTGCGTCTGCAAACTTATATGCAGCGCTTGCTGCATAATTAACAGCTCCATCAGAATCATTATCGATAATCGATGGATTGCTAATCATTGCTTGCATAGCCTTTGCCGCGAAGTAATCACGTAATGTCGCATCACTTGCCATTTCTGGGCGTTTGATATCTGCTTCATAAAACTCGCACATCATTCACCTCCCAGAGCCTTGCTGATTGCTGACAGTGCTTTCGATACTTCATCAGGATAATGGTCATTCCATTTTTGCTTGTATGCCTTGTTTAGCATCGCTTGCAGAGCTTCGAGCAAATCAGGAGCTGCCTCCATCAATCTCACATCACCTCGATGGATGGTTGTATCGTCAAACGTGAAATAAACCCCATCATCGTTAAATCCAGCGCCAACAACATTCCATGGCCTTTTCATTCTTCCTACTGTCATTATTCACCTCTGTGTATTTATGCCAAAAATAAAGGCCACCATCAGGCAGCCTTGTTATTCTGTTTACCAAGTTCTCTGGCAATCATTGCCGTCGTTCGTATTGCCCATTTATCGACATATTTCCCATCTTCCATTACAGGAAACATTTCTTCAGGCTTAACCATGTATTCCGATTGCAGCTTGCATCCATTGCATCGCTTGAATTGTCCACACCATTGATTTGTATCAATAGTCGTAGTCATACGGATAGTCCTGGTATTGTTCCATCACATCCTGAGGATGCTCTTCGAACTCTTCAAATTCTTCTTCCATATCTCACCTCAAATAAGTGGTTTGCTGCCTAATTTCATTTTCTGGCGACCAACACAAGTCACACCCATTTCACTGCGTGGCTTGCTGTACCATGTGCGCTGATTCTTGCGCTCAATACGTTGCAGGTTGCTTTCAATCTGTTCGTGGTATTCAGCCAGCACCGTAAGGTCTATCGGATTCAGTGCGCTTTCTACTCGTGATTTCGGTTTGCGATTCAGCGAGAGAATAGGGCGGTTAACTGGTTTTGCGCTTACCCCAACTAACAGGGGATTTGCTGCTTTCCATTGAGCCTGTTTCTCTGCGCGACGTTCGCGGCGGCGTGTTTGTGCATCCATCTGGATTCTCCTGTCAGTTAGCTTTGGTGGTGTGGTGGCTGGTAGTCTAGCTCCAGCTTGTTGAGTCTCATTCGGAGGGGTATAACCGGCACCCCAGCGATTTTTCCATGCGACAACGTGCGCGTTATGGCGGCCTTATCGCCCGCGGCTCCCCATCTCGTCCACGCTATTGCTAGCGTTGGGAGCGCTTCACCGCTCAACAGTAGGTAAGCACTTGCCAGTGACTAGCTGGCTTCACCACACCCCAAAGCCTTCTGCTTTGAATGCTGCCCTTCTTCAGGGCTTAATTTTTAAGAGCCTCACCTTCATGGTGGTCAGTGCGTCCTGCTGATGGCTTAAAATTACAAGAAAGATTGTATATTGTAAACAAGAAATATTGTAAAAAGGGGCGTGAAAAACAAACTCCATTGTTTTTAAATGAAAAATAGTTTGTTTTTGGTTATCGAGATTGAGGTGGGGATTACTGGTTGCAGGTTCCGACTACATCACCAACAAATGATTTGGTTGATGTAAGTTGTTGCATACCTGGGATATTCATTACTTTGGAGTAAAGAGCTTTTTTGTCTGTAGTGATTGACCAAGTTTCAACGGTTATTCCTCCTCCAGACTGGTATTCTCCTACCATAGTGTTCGATGACAAAGCAGTGTATTTCATCTCTGGATAGACGCCAGAGACTGATTCATAAACTGATGATTTATCGCCATTTATTGTTACGTGAAAAACGGAATCTTCCGTGCTGTCTTTTGTAAACCCGTAACGACCGCCATTCATTGCCCCGTACCCGTGCAGGTTTGTGACAATCCAGCATTCAGAATTGGCGCTGGTAGTTAAGAGTATTGAGAGTAGCGCCGCAATCCTGATCATACGAATTTTACCCTCGCTTCCACGACAACACCGATAATCTTGCAGTTCCCGTTGATAGGAGTCATAGGCCATGAAGGATTCAGGCCTTTCAGGTACTTCTGACCGCCATCTATAACCAGTTTCTTGAATGTTGCTTCGTTCGCGTCAGTCAGTTTGGCTACAACAAGGCTTCCATTCACTGGCTCGCGTCCAGTATCTACTAACACCATATGACCTTCAGGGATGCTTTGACCTACAGGTGAGGTCATGGAATCACCTTCAACCCTCAGCCAGAATCCATCGCCTAATAAGTTAACGTCACTGTCATACCATTCATCAATGTCCTTGATATCGTAGGGTTCACAAGCTTCACACCACGAACCAGCTCTAACCATGCTAATCAATGGATATTTCCCTTTGGGCTCAACGTGCCCAACAAATCTAACATTCGAATCAGAGGTGCCATTGAGCAGCCAGTCAACACTTACGCCAAGAGCTGACGCAAGTTCTGGTAAAAAGCGTGGTCGCTTAGTTTTACCGTTTTCGAGCTGCTCTATAGACTGCTGGGTAGTCCCCACCTTTTGAGCAAGTTCAGCCTGGTTAAGTCCAAGCTGAATTCTTTTGCTTTTTACCCTGGAAGAAATACTCATAAGCCACCTCTGTTATTTACCTCCAATCTTCACAAGAAAAACTGTATTTGACAAACAAGATACATTGTATGAAAATACAAGAAAGTTTGTTGATGGAGGCGATATGCAAACTCTTTCTGAACGCCTCAAGAAGAGGCGAATTGCGTTAAAAATGACGCAAACCGAACTGGCAACCAAAGCCGGTGTTAAACAGCAATCAATTCAACTGATTGAAGCTGGAGTAACCAAGCGACCGCGCTTCTTGTTTGAGATTGCTATGGCGCTTAACTGTGATCCGGTTTGGTTACAGTACGGAACTAAACGCGGTAAAGCCGCTTAAGACATTCCCGCTCTTACACATCCCAGCCCTGAAAAAGGGCATTACCAGAAACAAATCTCTATGGTTTTGCGTTTCTTTGCGAAGCCAACTCTATCTAATCATTAAGGAAATTATCTATGGGTACTATTGCAACTAAAAGCAAGAAAGCGGCTCGCATCGAGTCAGCCTTGCTGAACAAACTGGCACTGATGGGGCAGAAGACATTCGCTCGAGCAATGGGGGTTCCTGAATATCAGGTAAGCCGATGGAAGAATGGTTTCTTCTCGCAGGTAAGCATGATGCTTGCTGTTCTGGAATACGGAATCGAAGACGATGAAATGGCTGAATTGACTAAGCGGCTTGCCGATTACCTGACAAAAGAAAAAGCCCCGAAGAACGGCGAATTCTTCGAGGCCTAATGTAGAAAGACTGGATCAATCCACGGGAGTAATTATGACAAAACAACTCAGTCCTTACCAGGACAAAATTCACAAACACATACTACGTGATCGCTTCCTGTCCAGCTTCAAGCAGCCTGGTCGATTCCGGGCTGAGTTGGAAAAAGTGAAGCTGATGCAGAAGGAGAAAGGTCATGAGTAATCTTGCAACCGTAACACATTTAAGGCCTTCACAACGGCCTGTGGAGCGTCGTGTGGCAGAAGTTGAAGATGGTTATACCCGTCTTGCAAATGCCCTGTATGAAGAGCTTATCGGAGCAGATTTAACGAAAAATCAGAGCAAGGTTGCCCACGCCATATGCCGTAAAACATACGGCTACGGTAAAAAGATGGATCGCATCTCTGATAGTCAGTTAGCTCAAATTACCAGGCTGCCAAGACAGAAGGTAAACAAGGCCAAGAATGAGCTTATCGCGATGAAGGTTATCCTTCGCGAAGGCCAGCAAATCGGGCCTAACAAGAACATCGAGGAATGGCAAATAGAAGGGTGTCACTACTCTGGTGATAATGTCACTGCATTGGTGACAAAAAGTGTCACCAAAACGGTGACAGCGCTGTCACCAAAACAGGGACACACAAAAGAAACTATTACAAAAGAAAAAAGAAATAATAAAAACACTATGTCCGAAAGTGTTCGGACGGAGTGTGAAAAATCACATGACCGTCACGAAGAAACCGACAAGGCATTCGAGGAAATATTCTGGTGTGCAGGCATGCGGAAAGCCGGGAAGAAAAACGCAGCTTCGGCATTCAGAACACAGTTCAGGGAATGGCGTAAAACTACCAGGGGTACGGCAAGCGAGTTTGCCACGATGCTGGCAGAAGACATCGCATGCAGGAATGGTAAGCAGTTCGGATTCGACAGGTTGTTACCATCGAGCTACCTGAACGGTCAACGCTGGAACGACGAGAAGCCAGAAACTATTCAACCACAATCCAAACCATCATCCGCAATCACCGTATCGAAAACTGGCTACGTGTTTTTCGACAGGTGAACCATGAAATCAAAAATCAAATCGCTACTGGTTGCTGGTTATAACCACGGCTGGTTAAGTATTTCGTTTGTCGATTTCTGGTTTAAAAATCTCAATCTGAGGGAATCATGACGCCAAGTGAACTTAGCGACCTGCTTTGGGCGCAGGTTGACAGGGTGGCTCCGCACCTGTTGCCAAACGGCAAGAAAGAGGGGCATGAGTGGGTTGCCGGTAACGTCAATGGTGACAAGGGAAACAGCCTTAAGGTCAACCTTAGCGGCAAGAAAAAATGGGCTGATTTCGCTGAGGGAGACGGCGGTGACATGCTTGATTTGTGGATGGCATGTCGTGGAATTAACCTGCATCAGGCTATGCAGGAAGCGAAAGCATTTCTCGGTATCAAGGATGACGATCACCATTTCGATGCCAAACGTGAGAAAAAATTCTCCAGACCTGATCGCAAGAAAATCGCCCGCTACGTTACCAGAACAGAATCCCATCTTGAGTACCTGCAATCGCGTGGCATATCGCCAGAAGTCGTAAAGCGCTACGAGGTTGTCAGCGGCAAGGTGTGGAATGGAGAACGAGAACTTGATGCACTGGTGCTTCCGTACAAACGCGATGGTGAGTTGTTGCAGGTCAAGCGAATCAGCACTGAGCGCCCGGACGGGAAGAAAGTCATTATGGCAGAAGGTGATTGCGAACCTTGTCTGTTCGGATGGCAGGCTCTGGACGCTGGCGTGAGGGCGGTTGTACTTTGCGAAGGCGAAATTGATTGTATGAGCTATGCGCAATACGGCATCTCGGCGTTATCCGTGCCGTTTGGTGGCGGGAAAGGCGCTAAGCAACAGTGGATTGAGTTTGAGTATCACAACCTCGACAGGTTTGAGGAAATATTCATCTCGATGGACGTTGATGATGTTGGTCGTGAAGCCGCAAGGGAAATCGCAAGCCGACTCGGTGAACATCGTTGCCGTCTTGTTACTCTGCCGTACAAAGACATCAACGAATGCCTGATGAACGGTGTTACCGAGGATGAAATCTGGCAGTACATCGGCACGGCATCCTACTTTGATCCTGAAGAACTCTACAGCGCGCGAGAGTTTTACCAGGACACTATCAACGCTTTCTACGGCAAGCAGCAGTATCTGTTTAATCCACCGTGGGAATCTCTGGCAGATAAATTCCAGTTTCGTGAGGCCGAGTTGACGCTGGTCAATGGTGTGAACGGTCACGGAAAAACGGAGGTTGTCGGGCATATGGCACTTGAGGCAATGCGTCAGGGTGTGAAGACGTGCATCGCGTCACTTGAGCTGAAGCCTGGTATTCTCCTTAAGCGCCTTACCCGTCAGGCGACGTGCTGCAAGATGCCGCCAGTGCTGGAAATTGACTCTGCATTTAAATTTTATGACGAAAGACTTTGGGTGTTTGGCCTGACTGGAACGGCGAAAGCCGACAGGCTGATCGAAATATTCGACTACGCTCGCCGCCGATACGGCATCCAGTTATTCATCATCGACAGCCTGATGAAATGCGGCATAGGTGACGATGACTATAACGGGCAGAAAGCATTTGTTGACTCGATTTGTGACTTCAAAAACAAAACAAACTCCCACGTCATTCTCGTTACTCACTCCAGAAAAGGAGATAGCGAAGAAAAACCAACCGGGAAAATGGACGTAAAAGGCTCTGGAGCGATAACAGACCTGACAGACAACCTTTTTATCATCTGGCGTAACAAGGCTCGCGAGAGAGCGTTACAGAGAGTTCAGAGTGGTGAAAAGATGTCAGAGAAGGACGAACAGCTACTGGCATCTCCGGCATCTGTTTTGATGCTTGAAAAACAACGTAACGGCGAAGGTTGGGAAGGTGGTGTCCCGTTGTTCCTTGACGAGCAATCGCACCAGTTCCTGCAACTTGAATCAGGATCGCCTTATAGCTACATCGCCAATATGCCGAAATCGGAATATGACGAGGCGTGGCGACAGGAAAACGTGACGGAGTATTAAATGACCATCTACATCACTGAGCTTGTAACAGGCCTGCTGGTAATCGCAGGCCTTTTTATTTGGGGGAGAGGGAAGTCATGAAAAAACTAACCTTTGAAATTCGATCTCCAGCACATCAGCAAAACGCTATTCACGCAGTACAGCAAATCCTTCCAGACCCAACCAAACCAATCGTAGTAACCATTCAGGAACGCAACCGCAGCTTAGACCAGAATCGAAAGCTTTGGGCTTGCCTTGGTGACGTCTCTCGTCAGGTTGAATGGCATGGTCGCTGGCTGGATGCAGAAAGCTGGAAGTGTGTGTTTACCGCAGCATTAAAGCAGCAGGATGTTGTTCCTAACCTTGCCGGGAATGGCTTTGTGGTAATAGGCCAGTCAACCAGCAGGATGCGTGTAAGCGAATTTGCGGAGCTATTAGAGCTTATACAGGCATTCGGTACAGAGCGTGGCGTTAAGTGGTCAGACGAAGCGCGACTGGCTCTGGAGTGGAAAGCGAGATGGGGAGATCGGGCTGCATGACTATCAAATCAAATACGCCAGCACACGACAAGGACTGCTGGCAAACGCCGCTTTGGCTTTTTGATGCACTGGATATTGAGTTTGGATTCTGGCTGGATTCGGCAGCGAGCGACAAAAATGCTCTGTGTGCTCACTGGCTAACTGAGGCCGACGACGCGCTCAATTCTGAGTGGGTAAGCCACGGTGCAATCTGGAATAACCCACCGTACAGCAATATCAGGCCGTGGGTGGAAAAAGCCGCTGAGCAGTGCATACAACAGCGACAGACGGTAGTTATGCTTGTGCCAGAGGATATGTCAGTCGGATGGTTCAGCAAGGCTCTGGAGAGTGTTGACGAAGTTCGCATTATCACTGATGGACGGATTAATTTTATCGAACCATCGACAGGGCTGGAGAAGAAGGGAAACAGCAAAGGCTCCATGCTGCTGATTTGGCGACCGTTCATCAGTCCTCGACGGATGTTTACTACCGTATCCAAAGCGGCATTGATGGCGATCGGGCAGGGCGTCAGGAGGGCGGCATGAGGCGACAGCGACGAAGTTTCACCGACATCATCTGCGAAAACTGCAAATACCTTCCAACGAAACGCTCCAGAAATAAACGCAAGCCAATCCCAAAAGAATCTGACGTAAAAACCTTCAACTACACGGCTCACCTGTGGGATATCCGGTGGCTAAGACATCGTGCGAGGAAATGACAATGGATTATTCACAGTTAAGTGATTTTGAAATTAACAGACGAGTATGTGAGGCTTTAGATATGGAGGAGCATTTCTTCATACCTGATGACGAAGCAGACTTCGATTCTGAGCTCCCAACTGACGAAAGAGGTCCTATTTGGCAGACGCAAAAAAGGGATATTAATGGCTTCCGTTCTTCAAACGGAAATTGCTTCAATCCTTGCAATAATCCTGAATATGCGTGGCCAATTATCACTGAAAACAAAATCAGCATAATGTTTGATAGTACCGATACGAGATATGAAGGCGAATATCACGAGTGGTGTGATGCGATTTCATCTTGTCAAAAGTTCGGAATTCAGTATCAGTCTAATCCACTCCGCGCCGCCATGATTGTCTTTCTCATGATGCAGGACGCCAATAATGCTTAGCCCATCCCAATCCCTTCAATACCAGAAAGAAAGCGTCGAGCGGGCTTTAACGTGCGCTAACTGCGGTCAGAAGCTGCATGTGCTGGAAGTTCACGTGTGTGAGCACTGCTGCGCAGAACTGATGAGCGATCCGAATAGCTCGATGCACGAGGAAGAAGACGATGGCTAAACCAGCGCGAAGACGATGTAAAAACGATGAATGTCGGGAATGGTTTCACCCTGCATTCGCCAATCAGTGGTGGTGCTCTCCAGAGTGTGGAACCAAGATAGCACTCGAACGACGAAGCAAAGAACGCGAAAAAGCGGAAAAGGCAGCAGAGAAGAAACGACGACGAGAGGAGCAGAAACAGAAAGATAAACTTAAGATTCGAAAACTCGCCTTAAAGCCCCGCAGTTACTGGATTAAACAAGCCCAACAAGCCGTAAACGCCTTCATCAGAGAAAGAGACCGCGACTTACCATGTATCTCGTGCGGAACGCTCACGTCTGCTCAGTGGGATGCCGGACATTATCGGACAACTGCTGCGGCACCTCAACTCCGATTTGATGAACGCAATATTCACAAGCAATGCTTGGTGTGCAACCAGCACAAAAGCGGAAATCTCGTTCCGTATCGCGTCGAACTGATTAGCCGCATCGGGCAGGAAGCAGTAGACGAAATCGAATCAAACCATAACCGCCATCGCTGGACTATCGAAGAGTGCAAGGCGATCAAGGCAGAGTACCAACAGAAACTCAAAGACCTGCGAAATAGCAGAAGTGAGGCCGCATGACGTTCTCAGTAAAAACCATTCCAGACATGCTCGTTGAAGCATACGGAAACCAGACAGAAGTAGCACGCAGACTGAAATGTAGTCGCGGTACGGTCAGAAAATACGTTGATGATAAAGACGGGAAAATGCACGCCATCGTCAACGACGTTCTCATGGTTCATCGCGGATGGAGTGAAAGAGATGCGCTATTACGAAAAAATTGATGGCAGCAAATACCGAAATATTTGGGTAGTTGGCGATCTGCACGGATGCTACACGAACCTGATGAACAAACTGGATACGATTGGATTCGACAACAAAAAAGACCTGCTTATCTCGGTGGGCGATTTGGTTGATCGTGGTGCAGAGAACGTCGAATGCCTGGAATTAATCACATTCCCCTGGTTCAGAGCTGTACGTGGAAACCATGAGCAAATGATGATTGATGGCTTATCAGAGCGTGGAAACGTTAATCACTGGCTGCTTAATGGCGGTGGATGGTTCTTTAATCTCGATTACGACAAAGAAATTCTGGCTAAAGCTCTTGCCCATAAAGCAGATGAACTTCCGTTAATCATCGAACTGGTGAGCAAAGATAAAAAATATGTCATCTGCCACGCCGATTATCCTTGTGACGAATACGAGTTTGGAAAACCAGTTGATCATCAGCAGGTAATCTGGAACCGCGAACGAATCAGCAACTCACAAGACGGGATCGTGAAAGAAATCAAAGGTGCGGACACGTTCATCTTTGGTCATACGCCAGCAGTGAAACCACTCAAGTTTGCCAACCAGATGTATATCGATACCGGCGCAGTGTTCTGCGGAAACCTCACATTGATTCAGGTACAGGGAGAAGGCGCATGAGACTCGAAAGCGTAGCTAAATTTCATTCGCCAAAAAGCCCGATGATGAGTGACTCACCACGGGCCACGGCTTCTGACTCTCTTTCCGGTACTGATGTGATGGCTGCTATGGGGATGGCGCAATCACAAGCCGGATTCGGAATGGCTGCATTCTGTGGTAAGCACGAACTCAGCCAGAACGACAAACAAAAGGCTATCAACTATCTGATGCAATTTGCACACAAGGTATCGGGGAAATACCGTGGTGTGGCAAAGCTCGAAGGAAATACTAAGGCAAAGGTACTGCAAGTGCTCGCAACATTCGCTTATGCGGATTATTGCCGTAGTGCCGCGACGCCTGGTGCAAGATGCAGAGATTGCCACGGTACAGGCCGTGCGGTTGATATAGCCAAAACGGAGCAGTGGGGGAGAGTTGTTGAGAAAGAGTGCGGAAGATGCAAAGGTGTCGGCTATTCAAGAATGCCAGCAAGCGCCGCATATCGCGCTGTAACGATGCTAATCCCAAACCTTACCCAACCCACCTGGTCACGCACTGTTAAGCCGCTGTATGACGCTCTGGTGGTGCAATGCCACAAGGAAGAGTCAATCGCAGACAATATTTTGAATACGGTCACACGTTAGCAGCATGATTGCCACGGATGGCAACATATTAACTGCATGATATTGACTTTTTGAATAAAGTTGGGTAAATTTGACCCAACGATGGATAAATGCACTCGTTAAATAAAGCCCCGAGCTATTAACTCAGGGCTTTTTGCGTTTTAATCACGACCTTTCTGAAAGCACATCAAACCAAATACCAGACAGACAAAAATAATCACCTTATCCGCTGTGGCTACGGTGCGGTGTGCTTTGCATAAAAGAAAACCAGCGCAATGGCTGGCTTCGTGAAAGCGGGTGACAGGAGGTTGCGCTAACAACCTCATGCCGTTTTGCCCGTGCATATCGGTCACGAACAAATCTGATTACTAAACACAGTAGCCTGGATTTGTTCTATCAGTAATCGACCTTATTCCTAATTAAATAGAACAAATCCCCTTATTGGGGGTAAGACATGAAGATGCCAGAAAAACATGACCTGTTAGCCGCCATTCTCGCGGCAAAGGAACAAGGCATCGGGGCAATCCTTGCGTTTGCAATGGCGTACCTTCGCGGCAGATATAATGGCGGTGCGTTTACAAAAACAGTAATCGACGCAACGATGTGCGCCATTATCGCCTGGTTCATTCGTGACCTTCTCGACTTCGCCGGACTAAGTAGCAATCTCGCTTATATAACGAGCGTGTTCATCGGCTACATCGGTACTGACTCGATTGGTTCGCTTATCAAACGCTTCGCTGCTAAAAAAGCCGGAGTAGAAGATGGTGGAAATCAATAATCAACGTAAGGCGTTCCTCGATATGCTGGCGTGGTCAGAGGGAACAGATAACGGACGTCAGAAAACCAGAAATCATGGTTATGACGTCATTGTAGGAGGAGAGCTATTCACTGATTACTCCGATCACCCTCGCAAACTTGTCACGCTAAACCCAAAGCTCAAATCAACAGCCGCCGGACGTTACCAGCTTCTTTCACGTTGGTGGGATGCCTACCGCAAGCAACTTGGCCTGAAAGACTTCTCTCCCAAAAGCCAGGACGCAGTGGCATTGCAGCAGATTAAAGAGCGTGGCGCTTTACCGATGATTGATCGCGGTGATATTCGTCAGGCTATCGACCGTTGCAGCAATATCTGGGCTTCACTTCCGGGCGCTGGTTATGGTCAGTTCGAGCATAAGGCTGACAGCCTGATTGCAAAATTCAAAGAAGCTGGCGGAACGGTCAGAGAGATTGAGGTATGAGCAGAGTAACTGCGATTATCTCCGCTCTGGTTATCTGCATCATCGTCAGCCTGTCATGGGCTGTTAATCATTACCGTGATAATGCAATCGCCTACAAAGAGCAGCGCGATAAAGCCACATCCACAATCGCTGACATGCAGAAGCGTCAACGTGATGTAGCAGAACTTGACGCCAGATACACAAAGGAGCTTGCTGATGCTAACGCGACTATCGAAAGCCTCCGTGCTGATGTTTCTGCTGGGCGTAAGCGCCTGCAAGTCGCCGCCACCTGTGCAAAGTCAACGACCGGAGCCAGCAGCATGGGCGATGGAGAAAGCCCAAGACTTACAGCAGATGCTGAACTCAATTATTACCGTCTCAGAAGTGGAATCGACAGGATAACCGCGCAGGTTAACTACCTGCAGGAATACATCAGGACGCAATGCCTTCGATGATAGCGATAATTTTACTCATCATCCTTCACATCTGGCTCTGTAGACAGGGTGATGATCACTTCTGGAGTGAATCCAGATTAAACATCTCATTGCTGATGCTTGATATTGAGCATCTGGCGCGCGGTAAGGGGCTGCGTTGAGATAAGAGCCAGTCATTACAAATACCAGGATTTAGCCTCGCATTTGCGGGGCTTTTTTACATCTGCAGTAAACCGCGCATCGCAGCGCGTAACAATCCCGAGTCTTTCAGAAAGCTGAGCCTGAGAATTGCCGTATATGGTGGCGACCATCTCGGGGACGGCTTTTCTGTGCGAACAGGCTCATCTTTCTAAAAGGTAAAGACGCAATGAACTACCCAACCGTTGTTAACGATATAGATTTCAGAGACCTAATTTTTGTAGCAAACAACGATCCGGTTACAGATTCTTTTATGGTGGCAAAAGCATTTGGAAAGCTGCCGAAGAACGTGGTTCGTGACATTGAACGAACCATAGAAGCTTGCCCTCCTGAGTTTGATACAAAGCTCAACTTTGAGCTTTGCTATAAAAACAATGAGTTACAGAATGGTAAGCCGCAAAAATTCTACCGTCTCCGCAAGGATGGGTTGATGCTTTTGGTTATGTCCTACACCAAAAAAGAAGCAATGCGTATCAAAATTGCTTACATCAACGCATTCAACTGGATGTACGCCATGCTTCAGGTTGGTCATCGTCAATTTGAAGAAGAGAGAAATGCCGTAATGCTGGAGTACATGAAAGAGAAGGATGTTGCCAGCATGTCAGGCCGCCTGCTTAATCGCTGGGGAAAAATTAAGAAGCCTCAGCTACTGGCGAGAATTGAACGCCTTGAACAGCACGGGCAAACCGTAATCCCCGGACTCACCAATTAACGGCAGTACAGCGAAACAACCCAAGCCAGAAAGTGGGGAAATAACACTGGCAGCCACTGAAAGATGAACCTCCTGCCTTATGGCAAAAAAGATTCTTTGTGGTGGCGGACTGATGGAAAGACATCGGTTATTGCAGAGGCCATTCAATGAGTGGTCTCGACAATGGCTTATACCCTACACGGGATAACTTAACTGATATCCCTTTTAACGGATAAACGGAGCCAACAATGGCAGAGATTATTCCCATGACTGAAGAACAGAAATTCCAGTTAGAGATTTACAAACTGGTCATGAACCAGAACGCAGCCGCAGAGGAAGCATTTCAGTTCATTGGCACTGACGAGCTGAAGCTTGAGCTATTCAAAATTCACTTCCAGTCAGGCGGCGCTAATTCAGATATCACGACCCGCACAATCGAAGCGGTACGTAAATCGAAGGAAGCGTTAGACCTGTTCACTACCGGAGCATGATGTGAGCCGCGTAATCAATTTGGGTAAGGAGAAGAAATTCCCAATTACTCAAGAGCTATACGAGCGACTGGAAAGCGTCATCCATGATTACGATGGTGAAATCAGTTTATGCGAGGCGATTGGTACACTCGAATTACTGAAGCAGTCACTGATTGAAGGCGCGAAAGAGTCCTCAGCCTGAAATGACAATTAAGTGAG